TACCGCGTTAAAGTGGTAACGTGTGGAAGAATATTGTTAAAAATTTCACGGAGGGGTGTTCGAGAAAGTGTTCGATTATATGTGAACAAAACATGTCACAATTATTAACAACATATGAATTAAAAAGAATCAATAACATCTACACATGAAATTAAAAAATATCAGTAGACAAAAAATCAAACCATGGTACTATATAGATGTAACAAGAAAGAAACAAACATCAAACGCAAATCAAGAAAGTGAGGATTGAAACAATGACATTTAATGAAAAGAGAGAGTTAATTTTATTGGCTGGGAAAAATATCAAGAGTGGGAAAAATGCGTCGGAAGTTGAAAGCGAAGATGTTAAAAAGATGATGAAGAAAATTGCCGCTAACGCGGTAAGTATTGGACTCTATAATTTTAACCGTTTTGTTATTTCAAACATTTGCGAGGGCGACTTTACAACAATTAAACCAGGCTGGAAAGATGCTAGAGTTGGGATGGTAAAATGTTTGGCAATAATCAATAATGAGGGTGAAGATCTTATAGACATTTTAGATCTTGAAGAAATTGAAGACGCGGTGCGTTTTACACTCTTTGAATTAGAGGGGGAAGCACATGAGGGTTAAACCGATTAAAAGAATCAACATTCCAAATTCTACTCGAATAAACTTTGTCGACAAGCGCACCACCATAAAGGAGACTTTATCAGATGGAACAATCAATTTTTACGATCTTGATTCCTCTTTACTCTGTGAGGGGTACTTCACAAATCAAATTAGAGGAGAGCTTCAAAGAGTGGAAACAGAGAAAGTTATCTATTATACTTTCACGTTTAACAATGGCGACAAAACGCACTATCGCAATTTCTACACGTTACGAGCTAGATTATAATTTTTATTTATCTGGTATACCACCGTAGACCACAACACAATACATTATAATATAACGGCTGATATTACATACTATTACACTTCAAACAAATAACACAAAAAAGGAGATTTTAAATTATGAAGAAATTTGAACTTGTATCTGGAGACGAAAAATGCGTAAAGCTTGTAAAAATCAATGGTACAACAGCACTTGCGAAGGACGCAAAACCATCTGGTAAGCTTTTAGGAATTGTAGTTGGTACTGATGATGTAACAGGGAAAATCACTTACTATCTCTGTATGGAAACTGAAGAAGGTTTTGGAATCTACGCAACAGGTGTTGCACGTGAAATTGACAAGATTGCTGATTTGTTAACGGAAGCGCAAGCTAACGGTCATGATTTCATCATTGAGTGTACAACAGGGATTTCAAGAAACTCTGGACAGTCATTCTTCAAAATCATGGTAAGAAGCTTTTAAACATGGCAAACGGTCAACAGTGCGGTTGACAACCAAATAATGAACGGAAACTAATCAAGTTTGTTCGTTTTTTTGCATCCATAAGGGGACTGGGAACAGTCCCTTTTATAATTTCATAATGTTAACAATTTGTTAACAAAATATCTTATATTTGTTCACAATCACATGTTAAAATAAAAGAAAAAATGAAAGTGAGGTATCAAATATATGTATTTAGAAAGTCAATTATTAGAACTTCAACACGCTGTTGTATTGAGAGCATTAGACGATATCAAAACACCTGTTTTGAGACTGAAGTATTACAGAGAAGTTAGAGAGTCACTTAAATTATACGCGCCACTGTATCACATGACAGCGGATGAAATGATACAAAATGCAATAGCAAGTGGCTACATTGAGCCTTTTACAGAGAGAGAGGTAGAAATTTATGGCAAGTAAGCAAAAAGAGCGTGTTGGCGAAGTCCAACGCGCAAAAGGGATTTTATACGATGTGTCCAATGGAAAGTATGTCTTGCTCAAGAAGCACTACACAAAAGATGAATCACTTCTTTTACTTAGAACATTAGGCAAGAGAGCGCAAACCAGACTTGCAACCCTTAGAGAATATTTCAGTGAACGCGGTAAACGTTACACAGGTGAAATCAACCCTATCTACGACAGATATAAAGGGTTTGACATTAAGTATCAAGGCTTGTCCTTGCAAGCGATCCAGAAAAAAGTATCAACCGCTATCGAGATATTAAATGCGAAACAATCAACTTATACGGGATATAGACAACTACAAAATAAGGCATACCAGAAAATGTTAGAGAATCATCCAAAACTCAAAAATTTATCTTTTGAAGATTGGAAGAAAATGACGACGTACATGGGTGCGTGGCAGTCAGCTCACGAGGGTGAACAGTATGATAGTGAACAGTTACTTGCTTATGCTAACTGGGCTGGAAATACACTAGGTAGTGGCTTCGATGGACTAGCAACAATGAATCCGGAAGATGTTGACCTTGACTCATGGTTTTTGGATGTACAACGTGAGGGCAGTTCCGGAGAGTGGTTATCTCTTGATCAAGATTTTGACGATATTTAAGGCGAGGTGTAAACAATGGCAAAACGAAAAGAAAAAATTTCATATTGTAAAAAGTTTCTTTGTTTTGACATTGAAACAACACATGAACACATAGCAGAAGATTGTGACATAATCTATACATGGCATTGGTCGGTGATGGATAGCGACTATAACTATAATACATGCTCATCATGGTCAAATCTATACGACTACTTTCATAATCAATACAGAGAAATTGCAACTCAAGGCGAAAACCGCTTAATCATATATGTGCATAACTTGTCCTATGAAATGGAAGCTATAATTAGAAACCTTGAGGGGCATACCATGACAGGCGGCTTTTATATGGACACTCACGAACCGTTATATCTTATTATAGACGATGTTTTGGAATTTAGATGTAGTTACAAGCTTACTAATAAAGGTCTTGCGGCTTGCGGTAAAGACGTAGGACTTGAAAAGCTTGAAATGAACTACAAAGATATCGTAAAACCAGGGGAGAAGTTGCCGCAAGATAAGGAACGTTACACATATCGAGACGTTGAAATTATGGTAGCGAAAATTCACCAACTGGAAGAACAGGAAAATAAACCGTTTTATGAATTTCCATATACAAATACTGGTTTCTTGCGTAACGAACTTCGCGCCATTATGAAAAAGGATGCAAAGTGGATGAAGATGTTTCGCAACACCTCACTTGACTATGATAGGTATGTAATATGTCGAAAAGCTTTCATGGGCGGCTATACACACGCTAACTACATGTACGCGGGGCAAATCATGGAAAACGTTGATAGTTACGATTTTGGTAGTGCATATCCTTTTGCAATAGCAACAGAAAAATTTCCAGTCGCACCGCTTAAACGATTGCCAAATGCTAATATTTATGATTTAAAACGTTTACTTAATACAGATAACTACTTATTTATATGTACAATCACAGCAAAGAACGTTCGCGCAAAAGGAACGATGACATATTTATCATCATCACATTGCGAAGTATCAAGCGATAGTGTGTTGGACAATGGTAGAATTTTTAAGGCAGATATGATTAAAACAACATGTACTAGCCTTGATCTTGCTATTATTTTGCGCATGTACAAGATTGATGCAATCCGAGTAGATGAATGTTACTATTGTAGAGCTGACTATTTACCATCTGGAATTGTTTGTACCATGTTAAAGTATTACAACAACAAACAAAGTTTAAAACATGTAAAAGGCGAAGAATTAAACTACGCAAAAGCAAAAAACCGCGTAAATTCTTTTTATGGTATGTTTGTTCAAGACCCTATTCATGATGTTGTTACACTTGACGGCACGGAGTGGACTTTAGACCACTGTGCTATCACAAACAAAGAGGAAATTTCCGCACAGCTTGAAAAATTTTACAAATCTTTTAGAAGTTTCTTACCTTATCAAATTGGTGTTTTCATTCCCGCGTGGACACGTTATCATTTAATGCATGATATAGTGTCGAAGATTGATAGAAACGTGCTCTACTGTGACACAGACAGTGCAAAAGTTATCAATCGAGAAGAATGTATAGACGTAATAAACGGGTATAATGACTATGCAAAATATAAAATAGACTTAGCAATAAAACGCTATGGTTTAGATTATAAACTACCAGACTTAGGAATTTTTGACTGGGAAACTGAAAAAACAGGTGCATGGTTGAAATTTAAGACTTTTGGCGCGAAGAAATATATATATCAAGATACTGATAACAAATTGTATATGACTGTGTCGGGACTCTCAAAGAAAGCTGTAAATTATCTTTCATCAATCGAAGATTTTGAAATTTTTACAACTTTTGATAAAGATGTATCTGGGCGTACGATATCCCACCCAACTACAAACGCAATCGAAACTTACGACAATGGCGGCACATGGATAGAAGATACTACATATACGCTGACAATATCGCCCGAATATGGCGCTTTGATTGGAATAGACGTGTATAGCATCAAGCCGACTATAATAACAAAAGACGGCAAGAAAGAAAATACAGATGTAGATATAAGTAAACGTTTAGAAAAGTTTACGGTAAAAACCAAACATTTATCACCAATAATATTAGAAAAGATAGGAGAATAACATGGAAATTGAAAATCTTTATATAACAGTAGGTGACGAAACCTATATAAACATTCCATCATTGTATACTTTAAACGCTGATGTTTACATTGTTTTTGGTGAACGCTCAGCTGGTAAAACATACTCTGTTTTTAAGGGATTGTTTGACGACTATAACGCGACTGGTGCGCAATTTGTATACATGCGTACACGCGAAGATTATCTTATCCGTGGTAGAGCATGGGGTGCAGTCGCCAACATCAAGCCGTATGTTGAAAAAACGCTATGGAAAGAAGAAGCGAACTTGAATTACTATAGTGGTGTTTACCGCAAACAAGAATTAGGACGTAACAATAAATGGGTATACTCACCATGTGGCTATAGTTCTTCAATAGCTTCATGGATGAAATACAAAGGTAATGGATACGATAGCGTTAAAACTATATTTTTAGATGAATTTATCGAAGATGTTGACACTACTACAATTATACCACTTTCCAGAAATGAATTTTTGAAAGGTTATAGTCAACAGCTTTCAACTATAGTTAGAAGAAGAAAAGATGTTAAAATTGTAGCATGTGCAAACAGTATCAACCCCAAAAGCCCTCTGTTTGATTATTACAACATTGATGCACGTAAACTAGAACAGGGAAAAGTTTACATTTTCAATCGTAAACTTGAGGATGGTGATGCACTGAAAATTTGTGTTCTGTATACCGAACCGCCAAAAAAAGCACACGTGTCAAAACATTTAGCCGTTTATGAGTCCCAAACAAATGACATGACTATAAATGGAGCTTGGCAAGAAGAAGTATACCCCGACATTTTTAATCATTTATCATGGAAGTGGTACGCAGAGTTAACGGTTAAAACCAACCGTGTCTATATAGCAGACTTTGGAATAACAGTAATTTTTCCAGAAAAACAACGTTGTCCAATGGTAATTGTAGACGGTAAATATAAATCAAAAAACAATATACTCACAAATGAGTTGTATTTACCGACAGCAAGAAAATTGATTGAGTGGATGTTATACTATAAACGAACGTCACAAATCTGTGCAAGTTCAAAAGAGGCAAGCGAAAAATTTAATGACTTAATCAAACGTGTACTTATTGACAGAAATTAAATATATGTTAAACTATAGTTAGGGACTACCAGACAGACCGCGAAGAACGGGGTAGTTGTGCAAACTGTCAGCACGGGCGCGGAGACGCGCCCACCTTTTTAGAAAGTGAGGTGTTGTGATGGATGTAAGTGCGGTAACACAAATAATTACAAGTGTAGGCTTTCCTATCTGCATGACGTTAATCTTATGCTATTACATTAAGTATCAAACGGATGTACATAAAGAGGAAACAAAAGAGCTTACAAATGCAATCAATTCTTTGAGAGACATGATATCGGAAATCAAAACAAAATTAGAAGATGAGGTGAAAGCATGACATATTATGAGGTTATTAAAAAAGCGCTATTTATGTTTTATCACCGTGATGAATATGCATATTTTTACGGTGCAAAAGGGCAAGTCCTAACCGATGAAGTGATGAACACACTTATCAGTCTCGAACCCGCCTATTTTTCAAAGTATACAACGCAAGAGTTAGCCGCTTATAAAGCATTCTCGCGTGGTAAAATTGGATATGATTGTAGCGGCTTCGTGTCCGCTGTCGTAGGTGTACAAAATTACAGCACCGGACACTATCATGACGGAGCAGAAAAGACCACACCGTTTTTAGGAACAGAAGGAAACGGATTGTATTCATCTTTTGGCGGTAAAGGTAGACATGTTGGGATTGACATTGGCTATGGTTTCTTTTTGCACATGCCAAAAGAGGGGCATACAATTGAGTTAGGCAGAATTGCAGAATATGAGTGGGAACACAGTTTTCATTTTGCCAATATTAACTATGAGGGGGCGAAAGCATGATTGATATTGAAAAGATGGTAACTACTTTAAACATTCCAGACGGCATGACGGTTGATGAAATGCGAAGAATCGTTGTAGATGTGCTAGACATGGCAAAAGCTTCAAATGAAGCGGAAAAGGCAATTGTAACAGAAAACGCAACACTCAAAACGGAAAACGACAGACTTAGTAAACAAAACTTAGAGCTGTTCAACCGTGTCACAACTACAATTTCTCCGTCCACAAAACTTAAAGAAGATGAGGAAGAAGAAAAAGAGGAAGTCACAACCGATGATATTTTAAGCTATTATAGTTAATGTTATAGAAAGTGAGGTAGAAAATTATGGCAAAAACAACAAAACCGCTGACAAGCGCACAGCGCGGAGTCAATCTTTTTAACGATGCAAGAAAAAATTCCTCAAACGAGTATATGCGCGCGACAGGTGAAGTTACCGTGGCAACTTCCATTAGCCATGCAATGACACCAATTATCAAATATGCTCCATTCATGAATGAATTTTTACACTATGTCGTAAATAAGATTGTCATTCAGTCCGTGGAATCTAAGATGTATACCAATCAGTATGAAATGCTGAAAAAGGAAGGTTTTCCACTTGGTACCGATATGGAAATGAATTACGTCAATCCTGCCATGGGGCGTGATTATGATATTTCTCTTGGAGCAACGCTTTTACAAGTTACAAAACCAGACGTTAAAACTTGTTATTTCCGACAGAATCGTAGACGACAGTTTCCAGTAACAATTCCCCGTGAACTTTTGGAAGGAGCTTTCACGTCATGGGAGCAGCTTGACAGTATGGTAACAGGCATGGTGACAAGTCTTTTCAGTGGTAACGAGATCGAGGAAGAAAACCTTATCAAGAAGTTGATTCAGACTTCCGTTAAAAACAACGTAGTAGTTAAGAAGGAAATTCCATGGGATGATGCAGACCCTGCCGCTTCATCTGTCGGCTTTATCAAGACAATTCAGAAAATTGCACTTGATATCACACATGCTTCAAGTGACTTCAACAATTACCAGGCATATGCAACAGCACAGGGAATTGCAGACGCGACACCCGCTATTACATGGACACCATCTGACAGTTTATATCTGTTTATAAGAAGTGACGTTTTAGTAAATTGCAATGTTGAAACACTTGCGGGTGCTTTCAACATGAGCAAAGCGGAGTTAGTAGGACGTGTCACACCATTCCCTAACTTTGATTATCTTGATTTTACATCTGCAATTGATCCAGTAACAAAATATTGGAAAACTATCAAGGATGATCAAAACATTCTTGCAGTACTTGCAGATGTTAATACTTTCGAGTACCGCGACAATCTGAGTACAAGCGGTGACTTCTACAATGCCGCGGGAATGTATCAGAATCAGTACTTAAACGTTTGGCAAACATACGGCATTAGACCGTGGGGAAATGCAGTTGCAATTTGCAAAAATGCTTAATAGAGGGGGGATTTTATGACAACTGTATACTTGTTTGACTCGCCATTCGACGACAGCGGTAAGCATTTGTTGATCCCAACAGAGAGAAACGCTGAGGGGTTTTTAAAAGAACTTCTCAGCGTTCTTACTTATAAGCGTTATGATAATGTAACGTGGGAAAGACAGGGGCAAACGTTCCGATGTCCAGTAAGAGCAGATGAAATAAAACGCTATAACTACATGGCATATCAAAATGAATCACGCATTGAATTTGCGTATATTATAGATTATCAGTATGTTAACAATAAACTGACATATGTAAATACATCTGTCGATTATTGGGCTACATATATCGACAAATTCACATTCCATCCATCACCAGTCATAAGACAACACCCCGCAAGTGACGGACTATTTGCAAACTTTTATCCCGAACCAACGCAAGTCGATAGGTGGGAAATTGCACGAACTGAATATGGTTTTTCAAAAGATGATGACGACTCCGTTTATCTCATGACCGCAAACAATACGGACACCTATGAAAATCGTTCTAGTGATTTCTACGCGGCAATTGCTAACTTCGCAATGGGCGACTATGGACAAATATCAAATTTCTTTTCGTTGGTGTCAGTGAATCCGTGTGAGTGTGGCGGCATTGTACAGAGCAACACAAGTAAGCTTACACGCGCACAAGCGTTAGAAGTAGTTAAACGCTATGCAAAGTGTGGGCGGCAAGAGGATATTATCGGAGCTTATCACGTACCCAAATTTTTCGCTACTGAGGTTAGTGGCGAGAATCTTGATAAAGTTGACAACCGCACAGGAGAGGTTGAGTTGGTGCAATCCTTTGTTGAAAAACCTTTGTGGAATAAGCTTTACACTTCCCCACAATTTAACAAGTTAACAGTCAATTGCGGTGGAAGTGCTAAAGAGTATGATTTTCGTTATTTTGATGAGTCCGCGCTGTTAGCCAAAAAGTTTAAATTCAAGTGGGCGGCTAACCAGTCACAATTAGGCGGTATTGTTATAACACCAGAGCAGTACGGAAACGGAACTAATGGCGACTACTCGCTTGCAAGTAGTACATGGGATAGTGTTCAACTTTCGACTACACAGCTAAACAACAGCGGTGTTATGCGCGATTTTGGCAATTTTGGAGTTGCTTCAATTGGAAATTTATTTTCACTTGATATCAAGGGAGAGCTTCAAGCCGCTGAGACTTTTGCGGAAAATCTCGGTGCAAAATTTGAAGAATCAGACCTTACAATTGGCAACCCAACTGGAACTATTGCCATGTATAACGCTCTTTTTCCTATGATATCTGTAGCGTGGTATTATCCTTCATTGCAAGATATCAAAAAGTTTAACAACTACTTCTGTATGTATGGTTATAATTACAATGGTAGTTTAGCCGACATTGTTATAGACTCATTACCAATTGTTAACTATGTACACACAAGCGGTGCAATCATCACCGCGGAAAACGCACCGCAAAACGCAATTGCATACATGGCAAATCGCCTTGATAGTGGTGTCTGGTTTTGGCACGGTATCGGAAATTACAAACACACTGACAAGATTCTCGAAAATCATTTTCCAGAAAGTGAGGGCGGTTGATATGGCAACATATATTGGTGAAGCTTCAAAAGATGAAAACGGCAATCTTTGGGGCGGCAGAGACGGAGATCAAAACGGACTTGAAGTCCGCGTAACAGGTTGGTTTCCGCAAACTGGAGACGGTAGGCGCTGGGATTGGATTGCACGTATTCGCAACCGTCCAGACGTTGCCCGTGCGATTGCTACGCTTATGATAGAATCATGTGATAATCAAAATGTTGGATATAACCAACATAGACGGGAGACTTTTACAAATGAGTGTCGAAAAGTCGGGTGGAAACCTAAAGACGTTAGAGTACCGTGTGCAACTGACTGCTCTGCTTTAGTTGCATGTATATTAAATTGTCTCAATATTCTAGTAAGTACAAGTATGAATACATACAACGAACTAGAACAGCTTAAAAATACAGAGCTATTTGATATATTGTATGACAGTAAATACTTAACAACAGGCGACAACTTGCAAGTCGGTGACATTTTACACATGCCTGGACACACCGCTATAGTTGTGCAAAACTCAGAGTCAACACAACCAGTTCCAGAAGAAAAGAAAGACGATGAGCAAGTTGGTGCGCGAATGTGGATAAATTGGCAAGTTTTTGAGTCTGGTAAAGAATATTCTGACACTAGTGGTTGGTATATAAACGGAGATAAGGGTAGAGCATACGGGCGATATCAATTTGATTATCGTTATGGACTAGTGCCTTTTATGCAATTTTGTATACAGCACTATCCTACTCTTTTTAGTGGTTTTCAACCATACATTGATTTGGGTGTAGGTAATGAGCAACTTGTTAGCAATAGCGGACTGAAACAATTATTCATGGACTACACAACCAACCACTTAGCAGAATTTTCAAAAATGCAAAACTGGGCGATGTTTAATAACTATTATAGTTTGATTAGAAGTGAGATACAAAAACATTTAGGCTATGACGTTTCAAACGTTGGAGCGTATGCCGTGGGAACTGCCGCAAGTATTGCAATTCGTGATAGTGGATACTGGGACGCTGTAAAAGATATCTTCACGGGCACAACAGGAAAAGAGACAGAAAGTGATTGGATAAAATTAGTCATGGCACGTCAAAACGCTAAAACGGGCGCGAATGACGGCAATCGTTGGACAACTACACAGTACAACCGCGTATTCGCCGACATGCAAGCCCAAACAGGCGTTATCCAAATTGGCGAAGGTACAATTTCAGACTCAGACTCAAAAGCCCCCGTCAATCCGGCTGGTGGAAATGCGGGAAGTGCAACAGGTAGCGGTACAACTGAGGTTGTGCAACCAACAACACCGCCCCCACCAATAGGGGGAATTGACGCTAGAAGTATGTTTTGCCCTTATTGGTCTTTAAAATACTTCGCGAATGTTTTGCCACTGAAAATTGATCATTGACAATGACGGTCAATATGGTAAAATGAGGGTGGAAGGCTGAGGGCTGAGGGGTGCGGGGTGAGGGTGAAGGTGAATGATAAATATACCAATTTCCGTGTATAATTTAGAAAGTGAGGTGTTGTGATTTGAAAAGAAATACCAAAAATCAGAATACACAGACAGAAAACCTTTTAACTATCGGACTGTATTATACTTTTTTGCGTAGGATTGCTGTTGACGCGTGGACTTTTGAGGGGTTGCCGTTTGATGACGATGACGTTTACAGACATGCCAATAACATTCTCAATGAAAATTTTGTACTTGGTAAGTTAGGGGGACTCTGGAAAGAAGATGGATTTTATGTTGTCGGAAATTGCACAACATCAAGTACTAAGACGTGGTATGGCGGTGCAACAAAGTATCAATGTAAGACGTTCGTGAATACGGTTAGTAAAGACTTGAGCGAAGTTGCTACATTGACGGCTAGCTTGTCACCGTACACAGACTATGACGTTGTTTCCATTAACGGTTTATGTCGACACTATGCCGCGTTGCTTTACGAATGCGACAGGTGCATAAACGTGAATTTAAAAGCACAGAACACACCCGCAATCTTAAATGCACCAGATGGACAGGAGCTAACGTTTGCCAATCTCTATGAGCAAATTGCGGGTCATAAACCTGTTGTCTATACAAGAGATATGTCACCGCTTAAAAGTCAGTATGACGATATACGTCAAATTGTATATCAGACACCCGCGCCATTTGTTGCGGGAAATGTGGAACAGCTTAAATCTATGCTTATGTCGGATTTTATGTTTATGTTGGGTGTTAATGGGCGAACACAGTCGAAAGTTGCACAAGTTTCAAGCCTTGAGGTTATGCAAGACGCTCCGACACTTATGGTTTTGCGAAACTCTTATGAACAGGCGCGACAGAATTTCTGTGACCAATGCAACAAAAAATTTGGCTTAAATGTTAAGGCTACGTTTAATGACTCAAATATTGGTGATGTTGGACTGCTAGACCAATTTTCAATTATGGACACCAATAGAGAGACAGTGAAGGAAGTTAAGAACAGCGGTTTAGAAGCTCAAGAAAGTGAGGGTGAGGATAATGACAATTCCAATAATTGATACTAATTTTTTGGATAATGATAAGTATTGGTATGATGTGGGGGCGGCTTATACGCTCCATGTCTATGATATTTTGCAAAATTCGCAAATTGGAAATGACAGGAAATCGAACAAAAGCTTGTTTGATAATTATGATTTTGCGGCTTTTGGGCTTGACGATTATCCGCTTTTCAGTGAGGATTTTAGAAAGCCTATTAACGATATGATCATTCGTCATTTTCTGGAGTGGGAAATTGGTTATGAGACAGACTTTCTTTTCCGAGAGCACATGAGAGGTGATATGGCGCGAATTATGCCCGAACTGAATATCAAGCTAAAAGCACGGTTTGAAGCTTACAACACGGAGAAAATGTTTGAGACGGAAAACAACGTAAGTGAGCATGTAAGCGATGATTGGCACAAGTTTTTAGATACGCCGCAAGGTCAAACAGATTTACTCGATGATAACTATTTGACAAATGTTTCAAAAAATCATGTTGATGATAGGACAACTCACCACGGCTCAAGCGGCAACGCGGCAACTAACGCACAGAGTTACACAACAGCGGTTTGGGCTTTTGAGTCGGAAATTTGTGATAAACTGAAACATAATTTTTTGGGGCTTTTTAGGTGATTGACGAAAGCGGAACTTGTGTTATAATGTGAGTAGAATTATGAAAGTGAGGTGTAACTATGGCGAATATACCTATTATCAATCCGCCTAACAAAGAGCATTTGGGCTTTTGTTGGCATCATCAATTTACAATTCCTTTACTTTTTGATGATTGCTTAAGCCTTTTACAGAAAGTTTGTGCGCTTTGGGCGAAGTTGAATGACGTTATTGACGCATTGAATGAATTTAATGTCGAATTTAATGCGTGGGCGAAAAGTGTAGAAGAATCTTTAAAAGATTTGTATGCAAAGTATGAGTCACTTGATACTAGAGTAACGAATATCGAAAATGAGTTAGAGTCCATCCAAAACGAATTAACTAATATCAAAAATGACATTTCAAATATTGAGCAACGTTTAGATAATGTAGAGAATAGAATTTCAAATGTCGAAAATGAAATTACAGATATTAAACAATCAATTTCCAATATTGAAAACTCCATTACTCAGATTCAAGCTGACATGACAGCGTTAGAAGTTAGGGTGAAAAAGTTGGAAGATTTGTTGAAGAATCTTAACATCATTCCACCTCAGACAATTCTTGATTTAACCGACAATGATTCAGTCTGGGCGACCGTTTGGGGTGCATGGTGGGACTGGTTTTGCACAAATGTTATTGACTTCGCAAGCGGTGACAGTAAATCAAACTGGGCATTATCCAACAATTTAAAATGGCATGACACAGTGACAAAACCGAAACGAACTATTCAAATAGGCTATTTAGGACAACCTGTTGCTCTTGTTAAGTTACCATTCATCGCGGTACGAAAAAGCGTCTGGACTTCTAAGCCAACCATTGAACAAATAAATGCCGTTGCACCAAATTTCAAGGCTGATGCTTTATACCCCGCTAATGGTTTTTTCAACCTTACATTAACACAAGAGTTTGGATACACGATGGATGAAGTTAAGCTTATGACAAGTTACATTCCTTTTTTAACTAAAGACAGTATCATTGTTAAAATTGATAATAAGTGGGCATATACAAGTTTTGCTGTACAAGCCGATGTGCGTTTACAGATTCCAAAAACAGGAACAGCCGCAAAGCTTGCCATTATTCCACAAAGCCTTACTCTTGCCGCTGTTCCAAATGCGGAAGATGTATCAATTGCAACAGCCTGGGATTTATATATTTATTGTATCGCTGAGAATGGTTAATATGAAAGAGAGGTGTTTTTATGGATTTATTAAAGTATCTTGAACCAATGAAGAATTTACCGGAACGGTTTTCTAATCTTGCGTTCTGGAGAGGTGTTAGAAAGCTGAGGGACGATGTTGTAAATGCGTTCGAGTATGTGGATAGTTGGGGAAAGAGTGTTGAGCTTGATATATCATCATTACAGAAAACAAAGATTGTACGATATGCTAGTGAATACATTGACGATCGCCCCACCGTGAGCGTAGTTTACAATCTAGATGACCATTATTGGCGTGGAAACGTTGGCAATATTTCAATTGGAAAAGAAGATAATGATATTGTTATTCCTCTGGGGTTCACATTCAAGGCTTATAAAACAGATGGTACATTTGGTACTCACATTTTTTTACCTTTTGGAGATTGTGTTATTGATACCACACCTGCTAAGACTATTACATTGAGCAATATTCATAGCACCAATGTGACATATAATTTCAATAATGATCCGCTTATTGCGAAAGACATTTATATATACGGCTATGGCGTGAAGTTCGGACCTTAATAAATACAGCCACCATTTGGTGGCTGTATTTTTTGTTATTTGGTTGGGAATGTGATTTCCAGAAGATATCTAAGGGATGTTACGACAAATGACATGCTTATAAGCTCTTTTGAAGTTTCAACCTTTTGGACTTCTTGAAAAAATGATGCAATCATTCGTTTTGTTGTTTTGTCCTTGCCATATTTGAGAACTAATTCTCCGATTTCATCATACATCTGGTATTTCTGTTTTGTGGTTAATGCATCCATGGTCAAGCCTCACTTTCTATTCACGTGATACTTCAATTACGGTCAATCCTTGCACATTGCCAAATTGTGACATATAGCTTTTGGCCAACGCTACCGCGTCTTTAGCGTTGTAAGCTTGATTTTCAATGTATTCAAATTTTACATCATCCTCAGATGTGTCAAGATATGCAAGTGTTATATAATACTTAAATTTTTGTGTCATTTAATTCTCCTTTCACCCAATATTCGATAGTCATGTAATTTGTTGATCTTTTACCTCTATAAAAACATGGTCTTGTGCGAACTACGCCTTTTCCATACTTGCCGTTATATACGTGTACGGTTGAACAACCATCGTTCATATAACCAGGTACATCTGCACATGTGACATAGTGCAAGCCGCGTCTGTGACAATAATCAAGGGTATCATCTAATAATGCGTTCATTTCTGGTACATTGTCGATTGTGTTGCGCTTGTAAATTCCATAAAGATTCATATTTACTCCATTTCTCACCGTCAAGCCGTTATGACAGCTATGATATTATTTTAATATGTTAAAGTTGGTCTACTATATCTACGTGATTCATGTAAGCCCATCGCGGGTTCAACATATGAACTCCATACACCATTGACGACATTTGACATTGATAATTGTAAATCTAAGTATTTGCGCATTGCATAAGATATTCCATTATCATAATATTTTGATACCATGTCGCGCATGAATTTGCGTGCTCTAGCTTCATACGTATGCCCTGTTTTACACTTACTTAAGTCTACTAACGTTCGCTTTAGTTCGCGGTGCGCTTTGAGATATACCTGTCTCTTTTTATCTAACATATCAAAGTCGATATTTGCAAGGGTTGCAAGGCTGACGTGATGCCATTCGGGATTCATGATTGCGTGCAAGTGCTTGCGGTAGGACTCTGAGACGTTCTTTTCTGGTAGTGGGGCGATTTTTACGCTATCGGTATCAATATAAATATGCCCCTTGATTTCCTTTGTTGGATTCATTTTATTTTTATATTCATCTGTATACATTAAATTGCGATACTCAAAATCTAAAGCTGAAATGCTATGCGTTTCCATAAGGTAATTGATTCTGTCGCGTTCGGTTGATTCCGTGCTGTCTAAAATTTCCTCATATTCGTTACAATCTTCTGTTGATTCTTCGCCTGTTTCTAAGATTTCTTCATATTCGTTAATTTCTTCTTCTGTTGGATGTAACTCACAAAATTCACGGCTATTTAAGAAGAAACAAACAACTTTCTTATGAATTGCATCTAACGCTTGTTTTTGTGTTCTGTAATCGTCTAATATCAATTGTCCAATATATAAGTTACATTCATTTGTAACATAATAAACGTTAATCACTTCTTCATTTACCAGAACACATTTAATTGTTAACCATGTGTTATCGCTATCCATTGTCATTTTGTCATAGTTACATTTATATAATTTTGAATAATCTTCGATATGTGCAACTTTTGGATATGCTACACATTCAATTACTCCATTGTCTACCATAACCGCGTCCTCATGCCAACCACTGATTCCAAATGCCATGTACTCCATAAACTTATAATAATTTTTTGATTTTCTCATATTTGCTATCTCCTTTTCTTTATTTTGTTTTCTTTATCTTTCTGATTATATTATAGCAAATCTCAGAAGATATACAATGATATTATTTAACCTCTTATCAGAAGATTTCTTGATATTATTTAGTTCATAGTTTGTTAATATTCGTTACATAATTTGTTCACACTTTCACACGTTACCACTTTAACGCGGTG